AATCGTTAACCATTGATAATCATCGTGCTCTATTTCATTCGTTTTTGGGTTTGGTTTGTCTATATCCACATCTCCGGTCCATTTTTGTGTCAAAAAATAGTATTTTTTTGGTTTTGGCTCACCTAAATAAGTCAAATCTGATATTTTGCATTGCAAATTAGCCTCTTCGTATAGCTCGCGAATAGCTCCAGCTTCTATAGAGCGGTCATCATCGTCTATATGTCCACCGGGGAGCGTCCATTGTCCATGACGCTCGTCAATATCAGAACGCCTAATAGTCAAAAATTGCTGTTTATCATTAAGACAAACAACAATTCCGACGTTTTTTGTTTCTGATTCAGATAAAAACTGATTCCACTTTTTATTCATTAACGACACGCTCTAGGCTTATCTGGAATATTCTCACACAATGCAGATAAAGCTAAGTCTAAATCAAGATTTTGTATTGGTGCTACCCAAACGATGTTTTCGTGTACACCATCTCGCTGTACATCAACTCCCCATAAAATTCCAACTTGGCGACCGTCTGTATCATAAACAACAGAACCACTGCAACCAAAATAACCGTAAGTTTGCAAGATTATTTGTTGACCAGCATCTGGAATAGTTTCGTAACCAGCGATGTGTCCTCTGAAAGTTAGTATATTGTGCCATGATGGGTATCCTGAGTAGGTTATTTCGTGACCCACAGATGCCAAACTATCAATTGGTTTCCATTTCATTGGTTGATAATATTGAAATTTATTTGGCAAATATAAAACAGATATATCGTGCAGCGGATCTTTGTATATTAGAACGCCATACTGCATCTCGCCACCGCCAGAAACCAGATAATTCTGTCCCAGCACGCCATCAGCAACGTGGTGAGCGGTTAGTACTAACTGTACATCTTTGTATTTTACTAAACCACCACTTCCGTGGCCACCACGTGGTGTATAAACCTTAACAGAAGCTTCTCTTACTTTCTTTTCGACATTCGACAGTAAATTGGTTGCTTCAACGGCATTAGTAATATGTGTTTCGGAAATTTCTTCAGCAATAGGTGTTTCAATGGGGCTACTATGTGCGCTGAAAGAAAATACACAAAGTAGTGTTAAGAAAATGTTTCTCATGGTTGAGTCCTCCAAGTCTAAGTAGTGAAGGCAAATACCTTAATTTACATTTACATCAAAAATCAAAGCAAAAGACAATAAAAATATATTGACACATGCCAATGGGATCAACTGATAGTATCCACCATACCAGCTTCCGAGTATCATTCCAACATTAATGGCCATGGCAAATTTACAAATAAAACGATATATGTGATTTCTAACTAGCTTCATGTTGTGAGAGTACTTCTATAGAGTACGGATAGTACTCATTAGTTTCTTGGTCTCTAAAAGTATATACCTCCACAAACGGAAATAAGTTTTGCTGACACAAATTTTTACCGGTAACTACAATTCCAAGTCTATTAACTAAATTCCCATCAAGATCGGTTGAAGTAACTTTCACTAAAGAACCCAACGTTATGTGCCATTCAATATTTTTCGGTTCCATGGTGTTCCTAAATCTGATAAGTCTCGCCGGTTACTGAGTGCCAATCATATGCACCCACCACTATTGAAAGCTTAAGTCCCTCTTCTTCTATAAAGTCAAGTCTTTCTTTTTCGCCATTGCCGCTCCATTTTATATTCCATATAAAAATGTCATCTACGACCATATCAATGTGTCTATTTTTTTTAGTTAGTATTCCGATATCGCCATTATCTGTATCAACTATTATATCACCAATATTCAAGTTGATCAAATCAATATGTTCCTTTAGTGATTTAAAGCGTTCATCCATATACTAAATATCTTTAAATAACACTAATACACCATTGTTGAGCATATTAATAATACCATCTTCAGTATATGCCTCGGGCCGACGTGGTTTTCCTGATAAATGTGGCCCTGTCCACAAAATATCCCATGCATTTATGGCCGGATAAAGATGTCCACTAAAATATGCTTCTTCTATTAAAGCAAACTTCCTAATCAAAAAGCCTACTTCATTGTTCTTTAAATCAAAAACTATATCGCCCGGTGATAAATCGTAAGATTTATCGGTTTTGTCTTCATCCACATAGTAGATAGGCTATATTATATGGCTTTTATCCAAACATGTTCAACATTATCGACAATACATTCTTTTATTTTGTCGTCAACGTTTTTTATTTCAGCGGGACAAGCAACTGGTGAAGACGGCATAAAAATTTTGTTTCCATAATCTAAATTAATGATAACCGTTTCAGGATCCTGTACAGTACCGCCGGCATGGCTAGCCACGCATGCGCACATTAAGAACAAGAATGTTAGTGCTAAAAATTTCATAATTTTGACCAAATTGCTCCACATAAATAGTCATTTATTTATTGATTACTGTATAATGACCATTATTTTTATATAAAACCCATCCGGTTTTACCAATCTTGGGAAATTGCACCAGCATCATACCAGTCGCTTCATCGATGTGGCGTACAAATCCCAAAGATCGGTCATTCCGCCAGTTATCTTTGATCCAAGAACCTACGTTAGCTAACATATAATCCATTTAAATTTTGATACGATCGATAATGTAAGGGTGGTGGAAGGATAAATCTTTATAAAGCTTCTTAATAATCTGTTTTGAAATTTCGGCCATTTCTTTTTGAGTTGATTTGTCTTCCATGGCCGCCTTTACTTCTTCTTTAACCATTTTTTCTACTTGTTTTTTAACTTCAGATTCAAGCTCAGACTTCATGTGAGACTTAATCATACGTTCAATAGCCGATTTATCGGTTTTGCTTAATTCTTCTAGAATCAGGCGTTTAATAAAGCTTTTAGTGATTTCCATCTTCTGTTCCTCAGCTATAAATAGTCCTATAAGTCTGTTTTGTTTTTTATGTATGCTAATTCTAAATGTTTAGCCGAAACACTGATTCTGGTGCCAGAATTGAGCCACAATACCTCGTAAACCGATCCGTTTGCGGACATGACGATTCCTATTTTGTGAGCTAGCGGTGGATTGTCCAGCTCATAACCAGTAAACAAAACTAGATCCCCAACAACATAATCCGAAACTTGACTATTGTAACTCAACATCAACACCTCCCTCTTCTTTTTCTTTTGGGGAAGTGCGCGGTTTGACTTCTGTGGTGAGTAGTCTGTCACATTCGGGACAGCGCGAGGGCAATCTAAAAACCATTCCGGTTCGACAGTGATAACATGTATGTGTAAAACGTTTCATACTAGTAAGTATAACATTTTCAGTATAAGAAATCAACTATATTATTTTTTCATCATACCTTTTTGTGCATGCTCGATTAATATCAAGTGATCGCCGTTGAACATTCCTTGTTTTATACCATTGATTAAAGGCTGATTTGTCCAATGAACAAGATACTCGCGATTTGAATATTCGCGGACAATAATACCAACGTATCTTCCAAAGTCTGGCCGGTTAATCGCGATGGAATATCTAAATTCCGGAGCCAAGGTCACAAGGTCTCCTAATCTAAATACCCTACACATAGTACCCTTGGTCCAACGTGCCGGCTCAAAGCCTCCTGACGAACTTGGATAAGGTTGGAAAGTATCCGAAGACCCGCTAAATACACTAACGGTATCTGACGAGTCAACTGCCCTCTTGTTGCCCATGTACTAAATAGGCGAGTAATAGTATATTTCTACTTTTCCGTCTGGTCTTCTTTCAACAAATCCTTCCCAATCACATACAAGCATTGTTTCCAAATCATCAAAAGCAAAGTTTCTTGTTGTTCGAAGAGAATTAGAGCACATCGCAAATCCGCGAGGGCCATTGCAGGACCATTTTATTTTTGCAGTACATTTAGGGCACCGCCAAACACGTGTTTTATATTTTTTGGTGCCCTCATCCATGTAGTATATAGGCTAGCCAACAAAGTCAACATTCAAGCCGAAAATTTTTTCTAAATTTTTTCTCAACCAGCACATACTATCGCACATTATCTGCTCGCAGCGCGCACATTATCTGCTAGCACACCATCATACCATATGTACGCGCATTCCAAGACATGCCGAGCAATACTACCACAGAATAAGCGGCGACCATGCCCCTCCACGGGCGTTACTGTACTATAAGCGACAATGTATGTGTATATACCACCAGAAGCGCTGTGGATATACCCCTACCCTTTTGTGCATATGATATATACGCGGTGGATAACCAGCACCAATGGGATATCTAAGTTCTCGCGCTTTTATGGTCCGTATGAACGGCTAATCAATTTTAAATCACGCACCCTACAATGGCTACTAACTTTCCAATCTATAAACCATCTAACCGCAACATAACGTAAGTTTGAACTGGTACGTATTACTATTCCCAATGCGGAACAA